GGGTGATCACATTAGGGTGGGTTGGCTACTTGACAATGACTTGGCATCAGGGTTTGATGCAAGGATTGGGAAGTTGCTTTTCCTTTGGGCATATTCGAAGTACGACCAATGGTTAGCTTCGGGTAAGCCCTTACCTAAGGTGAAGACAATGGTAGTGATAGAGCCAGGCGGAAAGATCCGTCCTGTTACAAGTGGGGAAACATGGCTTTACATATTTCTCACACCTGCAAGTCACTACATTAAAGACGTACTCATGACCTTGCCGGGTGCGCACGTTGGTCTTGCCGACACGCATCACCTGTATAGGTTTGGAGCATCGTATGAGAGGCACTTTGCCTCCTTACCGTATGTTCCAGAGTTTGTCTCTTCGTCTGATTTGACATCTGCCACAGACCGCGCGGTACATGAGGTATCGCACGCTATGATGGAAGGTTTGATCAGAGGAATCCAACCAGGAATCGGAATAACCGATTACCTGCTGGAAGCTAGCCGCTTAAACTGTTCTCCAAGAGAAATTCATTACGAATGTACATCTCATGGTGAAAGAAAGAGGCTGTTGAGGAACCTACCGCAGGCTATCTACGATGGAGGAAAATCGATACGTATCAATACCTCTCGTGGAAACCTGATGGGGGAACCAATGACGAAATGTTTCCTAACACTCGCTTCAATGACAGCATACTTTGCAGCACTGCAGGGGTATAGGAACATTTCTGAGGCGAAAGCAATCGTTCCAGAGGGTAAGCTCATGCCTACTCGGGGAAGATCGTTTGCTTGCGCCGGCGATGACCATATTGCTGTTGGAAATTTGGAATTCGTAAAGACGATACCTAAGTTACTGCAGCAAATGGGATATGAAATCTCATGGGAGAAATACCGTATTTCAAGAAAATACTGTCATTACTGCCAGGATTTCGGAATTGCCCCAAGTTCTAAGCTAGGAATAAAAGTCGACACTATGAAGTTGCGACTAGTTAACCAGTTTCAGAAACAGGGCGGAACTCAGTTCGACTCTGCCGATCCTTTGATCGGTAAGATGCGCGAACTTGAGAAAAGCATGAAGTATATCGAAAAGCCTGAAATACGGGATTTCATTAATTCTGTAACACCTTACATGGTAAGAGCAGGACTTCCGAGCTACTTCGAGAAAAAAGTATACAAAAACGGACTATGTTTTCTTCCAACACAGCTGGGTGGTTTGGGAATACCCTCACCATTAACTGAATGGACAGATTCAATGCACGTTTTGGCATACGGATCAACAATCAAAAAGATCGAACCCTTCGCAGAACCCACCGGTAAGTTCCGGCGAATCTGGGAGAGGAGTATCGAGAAGTATTCCGAAGTTCGGAATTTCTCCTTGATAAACGATCTTGATGGACTAGATACTCAGAGTGCATTCGAGTTAACGAAAGAAAGTCTTTCTGTTACCACGGAAGAGTCTGG